TGATTTTCTAAAATCAAAGACGGGAAGAGTAACTGAAGCTAGAAAAGAAGACCGAACTTCTTTTTATAAGAACAATTATAAAGGAGTCAAACCTAGAGACTTATTTAAATCATTTATAGGGGATATTGAAACTTACATTAAATCTGGTAAACAATCTGATGCAGGTAAGGTAAAAGATAATTTTGAAGACATTGTAAGGCAAATGTCCGAGAACATAGATGGAGTTCCTACTTTTGATTTAGATAGTAAAGAAGGTAGACTTAGATTTGAAACCATGCAAAAAGCTATAGTTCAAAACATATACTCCAACTGGGGTCAAAAAGTTGTGGATAGTTCTAACAAACTACAAGATGTTAAAATTAAAAAACAACTTTTAAACAATATGGGAGGTTATGATTTTCAAACATTAAATGCTGACAGGCTAAAGGACTTATCTGCAAATACTAAAGTTACAGTAATAGAAGGTGGAAACAAAAAACCTGTTAGCCTATTAGATTTTACAAAGTTAATTGAAGAACAAAAAGATATTGTAAAAGTGATGGAGACTTCTCAAGACTTAAGAGACAAGTACAAAGTTTTTAAAGAAACTGGCAATGAAACAATTAAAAACATAGCTTCAGAAGTTATGGATAATATTAACATAAGAAATGAGACTATTGAAAAATTAAGAAAGTTAACAGCATTAGATGAAGATTCATTCCTTAAGGCTATAGTGAAAGGAAGATATACCAAAAATAATATTGACCTCTTGCGTGAACAAGCTGCTAAAGAAGGAGTCAAAAAAGAAGACTTTAATGAAGCTGTAGCTTATATGCTTACAAATGGGATAATAAACTCAGGTAATTTAAAAACTATACCTAACAATTTTTTATCAGGATTTGATGGTTTACCTAAACCTCTAAAGGGGTTTGATAGTCCTGAAGAAATGCTAGCCAATTTGCGTAATGATAATATAAAGCCATTACTTCAAGAAATTATTGGAGATAATCATGTAGCATTTTTAGATGACATTGCAGATTACTTACAAAGAGAGAAAGCTTCTCAGATAGATATAGATAGATTAGTAGGTTTAACACGACCTATGGGTACAAACGAAATTATAAGTAGAGCTTTTAACATAGCTAGAGGAATGGTTAGTCCTACATATGTAGGTGCTGAATTAGCATTTAGATTAGCCAGTAATGCCAATATAGATATGATTAAAATGGCGGCCAAAGACCCATATGCCGCCGAGCTTATGGCAAAGATGATGGAATTTCCAGAACAAATATCTAAATTAGAATTAAACACCTTTAGGAGATTGTCTATTGACTTTGTTCTTACGGAATATGCTAGGATGGATATGGTTATCCCTGATTATTATTACGACCCTCAAGCTTCAGACACATTAAACTAACTAAGGAGAACAACCAATGAAGATATACAATAACGGTCAACGTAAAGGCATGATGTACGGTGGTGGAGCAACTATGCGTAAACCAATGATGTACGGTGGCATGGCATCTGCACCTAAAAAGAAAATGCAGATGGGTGGACTTGCTGGCGAGAACAGAAAGTCATCTGCAGGTCAAGCAGGCATGATGAACCCAATGGGTAGCATGACTGAGAAGAAGAAGTTCAGCATGGGCATGATGTACGGTGGTCAGGCTAAGTTAGACATGAATAAGAATAATAAGATAGACAAAGAAGACTTCAAGATTATGAAGAAGAAGACGTAGGCTTATCTCTCTGTCTCGATATCTTACGACCCTTAAAGAAAACAATTGTATTGATAGTGGTGTTGATAGTTATAGCTACGACTAGCCACGCTTCCCACCACTCCACTACAAGAACCTACCTGATTTATCCATAACCTCTTGTGCTATTGATCTCAGGTATCGTATAAAGTCTCCCACCTTGTTTGTACCCTCGTACATAGGAAGACCCATATTCATAGTCTTCTCAAACTCTTCAGGTTCTACTGCATCGTAGAGTATTTCCACATTCCCATCTTTATTAAGAAACGCTTCTAGCGAGAATAGTTTCGCTTTCACTTTTGATTTCATTGATCGGCTCTAACTTGCTTATCGGTAAATTATAACAATCGGTTCTGAATGTAAAACCGTTGCTCGGGTCAACTTGACCTTTCTTGTATCGGGTAGCTTCAGCATAGTATTCTTGTTTACTAATGCTACCTAGTATCCAAGCCTTACTGAGATCAGTCAGTATCCTCACGAACACATAACTGTCACAGTCTTGCTTAGTACCATGTGATGCAACTGAGCAATCATAGTTTGGTTGTGGTCTAGTATTACAACGTTTAGTCTTAACGTCGATTCGATTCCCATCTTTTACTAAATCATAATTAACTGTGTTTACTTCAGTTGCCCCAATGATATCAGCCACGATTACCTCGCCTATCGCACCTACTACGTTACTAGTGCCACCTGTAATACTTCCCTGCAGTATGCCTACAGAGGAAGCTTTTTCCCTCGCATGACGCATGTAATCTTCGCTGATCGGTATCTCTATCATTAGCTTGAACTCAAGTCTACGACTTCGCAGGCATCTGCAGTACAAGCCAACTCACGAGAACCACTCGTATTATCTTCCTTTTCATAGTTAGAGAACTTAGTCCAATCTAGTGCAGATGGTACACGACCATTCCATTCTAGATAGTCATCAGCCTCTATATCCTGATAAGGAGCTTGTTGGTACGTGTGGTCAGAGAATGGTAAGAATGATACACCCGAAGCTATATCAAAGTTATCATACAACCACGAACCTACTTCCATCCACTCCTCTTCCTTTACAGAAATAGTTACAGATGGTTTGTGTTCGCACCAATTAAGTGCATAGAGTTTCCATAGTTCTAGTTGTTCTATTGCACTCATCTCAGTTCTAGTGATAGCACCACTAGGAGATTTCATGGGAAAAGAGAAGACCGTAACACTATCAGGTTTTGTGATATCAGCTTCAAACGGTATGCCCTCTTCTTTCATAAACTGTGTGAGTGGGTCTTTGTTATCACCACGTACAGTTCTGATGTAAAACGGATTGTGTCTAGCATGGATACCTGATGCAGAATCAGTTAGCTGAGACACAGTGCCACTTGGCTTTACACAAGTAATTGCAGTACTTCTAGGTATTCCTATCTTCTCTGCATACTCTCTGTTTGTATCAATAGCTACCTGCTTCATCTCTTGTAACCATATCTTAGAGTCAGTCATTCTAGCTAACACAGGATGATCCATGATACCTGTTAATGACACACCTAACAATCTTTCTTCTTCTGTATTTGTTTTCCATATCTTACGTAGATACTTTAAATCTGTAAGAGTTGATTGGAATGTACCTAGCATGGTAGCAATCCGTACCTTTGATCTCAAAGTTGAAAGATCATCGTTCTCTCTTACAACAACTTCAGATAGATTACAGAACTGATACGGTCTAAGGATAATCTCTGAACAAGGATTAGTTCCCCACATGTAGCCTGTCTGTCTTCTGCCACTCTTAGCTACCTGCTCGTCGGCGGCTTGTCTGTTGAACATACCTCTTTCACCTGACTTAGACTCATACAAAGCTAACCATTCTCTCATGTACGTTTCCATACTAGGCTTGCCCTTGTAGGCTACAGAGTTGTTAGCCAATGCTCTTTGACCTTGACTTTCCCACCACTGACCTGTCTTAGCGTGTGCCATCTGATCATCGTTCAAGTTAGATAGGCTGATCAAAGCAGATCGTCTAACGCCACCTACGACAACAACCTCACCAACCTTACACATGATATCGTGACATTCAACAGGAAATAACTTTCTACCTGTTGCACTCTTGAATTTCTCTACAGTGAACTTAAATAAGTTAACAAGAGGATCAGAACCTGATGCCCTGCCACCCATAACCTTTAGTCTTGCACCTGATGGTCGTACCTTAGATACATCCCAAGTGGGTATCATACCTGAGTACAACAAAGCTACTAACTCTCTGTACGCCTTTGCCCACCCTGCTTTACTATCTTCCACTTTGATAACAACTTCAGACTCCTGCATGTTCTCGCTAATGATAGGTAGCTTGTCTACGTTCTCTCTTTCTACAGAGAAACCTACACCTGTGCCACACATAAGTATGTACATAGCTTCATCGAATGATCTTGGA